CTATCGAGGTGTTCCGCTCGCCGGTACCGGGGCGCATTGAGGGGCAGCGTGGGGCTCGGCTGGACATACTCGCGTCCGACCGCGCTACCGGCCATGCCGTCGGCGGCGATCTCGTGATAATCGACGAGGCCGGGTTGCTTGAGGAACCGCAACGGGCGCTCTGGGCGGCGGTGTCGTCGTCGCTGAGCGGGCGGGATGGCCGGCTCTGGGCTATCAGCATCCGGGGAGACGGGCCGATGTTCGCGGAGCTCGCCGAGCGTGCGGCTGAGGGAGATCCCGCGGTGAGGTTCGTTGAGTACGCGGCGCCGCTGGACTGTGCGCTTGACGACGTGGACGCATGGGCGGCGGCCAACCCGGGGCTCGCGGACGGGATCAAGTCGACGGCCTACATGCGCGACGCTGCCCGCAAGGCGATAGCGAGCTCGGCGGATGCGCCGTTGTTCCGGGCGCATGATCTCAATCAACCGCTCGCGCCGACGCGGGAGATGATCGTCCAACTGGCCGACTGGCAAGCGTGCGTCGTGGCAGCCGACGACGTACCGGAGCGAGAGGGTGAGTGCGTCGTCGGCTTTGATCTCGGCGGGAGTAGCAGCATGACGGCGCTCGTGGCGCTCTGGCCGCGCGTGGGGCGCGTTGAGTGCTGGGCGGCGTTCCCCGCGGACCCGGACCTTGCGGAGCGCAGCCGGGCCGACGGGCAAGGGCAGCTCTACCCGCGGATGCACGAGCGCGGCGAGCTCGCCGTGTACGCGGGCCGGGTGACACCGGCGGCGGCGTTCCTCTCGGACTGTGCGGCGCGGCTGGACGGTGAGCGCATCGTCGCGGCGGGCGCGGACCGCTACCGGCGCTCTGAGGCGTTAGACGCGCTGGACACGGCGGGCGTCCGCTGGCCGATGGTATGGCGCGGCCAAGGCGCGAGCGCAACGGCGGACGGCTCGGCGGACGTGCGGGCGTTCCAACGGCTCGTGCTGGCCGGGCGGCTGCGCATCCGCGAGAGTCTCCTACTGGCGAGCGCGATCGCCGAGTCCAGCATCCGGCGCGACGCGAGCGGCAACCCGGCGCTGGACAAGTCGCGCCAGCATGGCCGGATCGACGCGCTGAGCGCCGCGGTGATTGCGTGCGGGCTCGCCGAGCGGTTACTTGCGCAGCCGGACCGCGAGCCCGAGGTGCTCTGGCTGTGAGCCGGAATCATCGGCGCATCCCGGCGCGAGAGCTGGCGGCCATCCGGCGGGCCGTGTTGGAGCGTGACGGGTATCGCTGCGTCCAGTGCGGCGGGCCGGGCGCGCTTGAGGTGGATCACGTCGTCCGTATCGAGGATGGCGGGGCGCCGCTGGACATGGCCAACATGCAGACGCTTTGCCGGGCGCATCACCTTGAGAAAACCGCGCGGGAGAACACGAGCCCGATGCGCCGTCCGTGGCGCGAGTACGTCCGCTCCCTCATGCGGTAACTCTGCGCTGGTAGCGCGAACGTTGCCCGTCCACTCCTGAGGGTGGGAGAATTCCCCGTGAGTCGTCGGACTCCACGCTCCAGGGAGTGGGCCGTGCTCGGCGGGACTCCCGCGGTTGTGGTGCCGTACTTACCCCGCCGGGCAACGAATCATCACGAGGTGAACGATGCTTCAATCGCAACGTCTCCAGGTCCGCAGTTCCGAGATACGCACGAGGCTCAACGAGCTCGCCAACGCCGACGCGCCGACGGCTGAGCAGCTCGCCGAAGTGGACAAGCTCCGCGGCGAGCTCGCCACGACTGAGACGCAGTACCGGGCAGCCGTCGCGGCTGAGGATTCCGCGGAGCATCGCGCCAACGCCGACGACTCCCCGGAGCGCCGCGAGAGTGAGCAGCTCCGCCAGCGGGCCTCTCTCGGCTCGTTTATCGAGGCTCGGTTGCGCGGGCGGCTCGTGGACGGCGCAGAGGAAGAGTACCGGGCCGCGTGCGGCGTCTCTGAGGGCGCTATCCCGCTCGGCATGTTTGAGCCGCGTGAACGCGCGGTGACGGGCGCGCCTAACGCCGGTACGCCGGTCAACGTCGGGCCTATCGTGCCCTACGTGTTCGCGTCGTCGCTGGCGCCGTCACTCGGGATTGAGGTCCGCACGGCTGCGCCGGGCAGCTTCAACATCCCGCGCATCACGACTGCGCCGGGCGGCGGGGCCGGTCCGGTTGCGGCGGGCGCGGGTACCGACGAGACGGCGGGCGTCATGGACATCGTGTCCAGCACTCCGCGGCGTCTCCCGGTTGCCGTGCGTACCAACCTTGAGTCGATCTGGACGCTCGGGCCGGAGTACGAGGATGCGTTGCGCGAGTCCGTGCGGATGCAGCTGTCGGACAAGTTCGACGACCAACTCATCAACGGCGCGGCGGCTGCGCCAGCGCTCAACGGACTACTCACGCAACTCACGGCGCCGACGGCGGCGGGCGCGTTGCTCAACTGGCAGGCCGTCGGGGATGCGTTCGTCGACGCCATCGATGGCCTGTGGGCGCGCGAGCTCTCTGAGGTGTCGGCTGTCGTCGGCGTGGGCGGCTACCAGTACGCAAGCAAGCTGTTCCAGCAGCCGGTTGAGTCGGGCAGCGGTGGCCACACGGCGGCAACGCCCGGCTCTGTGAGCGCCGCTGAGTACGTCGGCCAGCGCTCGGCGGGATTCCGAGCCCATACCCGCATGCCGGCTGTCGTCGACGACTCCAACGAGGCGCTGGACCACAACATTACAGTGCTCTTTGCTCGGCGCGGCATGCCGGACGTTACCAGGGCCATCGTTCCGACGTGGGGCGAGCTCTCGATAGATGATCCGTACACCGCGGCGGCCAACGGGCAGCGCGTCTACACGTTCGTTATGGGCGTGGGCGCTCTGATCCTCGTACACCCGGCGGCCTACACGCTGGACGCATGGCAGATCACGAGCTAGGCCGATGCGGTACCGCGAGGCCGTAGAGCTCCGGGCGGATGACGGGCTGCGCCTCTCCGGCGTAGCCGTCCGCTACGGAGAGGAAACCGGGCCGCCACGGAATGACTTCCGCGAGCGCATCGAGGCGGGCGCGTTCGGAGACGTTGCGAAGGCCGACGCGACGCTCAACCTACAGCACAACCCGGCGCACACGCTGGCCAGCACGCACGGCGGCGGCCTAGAGATCTCTCAAGTAGGAGATGAGGTCCGGTTCGTTGCGGAGCTCCCGGACAACCAGGAGAGCCGCAACGCCGTCAACCTCGTGCGGCGCCGCGTGCTGCGCGCGGCCTCGATTGAGTATTGGCCGCTCCGCGAGCGCCAGTCTGGCGGCGTCACCGTCGTTGAGAAAGGCATGCTCACCGGGATCGGCATCGTGCGGGCCGGCGCGTACCTCTCGGCAACCGTACAGGCGCGGGCAGCTATCCGGCTGCGCCAGGATGGCCAAGGGCTAGAGGGCGCGTTCTACTACGACACGGATCACGTCGTCGCGGACCGCGCGGCGCGCATCCCCGAGCTGCTAGAGGTCCGGCAAGCGTCGACGCGGAAAGAGCGGGTGAGGCCGGGCGCGTTCCGGTTTGCGCTGGACGATCCGAGCCGTGAGGTGAGCGTGCTCATGGGGCGCGACTACGGCAAGCCGCTAGCGTCCAAGCTGGCGGGCAGCGTCGAATTCGACGACGGGCCGGACGCGCTGAGGTTCAGCATCCCCACGCTGCCCGCTGTCGGCTACGTTGAGGAGTTCCGGCGGCTGCTCACGAGCGGCGCCGCGGTGTTCGGCGTCGCGCCGCTGTTCCGTCTCCCGCCTATCCCGGACGCCATGGAGCTACAGGCTGAGGAAGGCAACGCCGACGTGCTGATACGGATAATCCGTGAGGCCGTGTTGACGGCCATCGCCATCGTTACGAGGCCGCCACGGGGCAACCCCGGAGAGGTCGTGTTGCGTGAGGCGCAGTCGGCGCGGAGAGTGCGGGTATGGCTGTAACGATTGAGGCGTCCGGGCTGCTGATTCCGACGGACGCGGCAACGCGGCTGCTGCCCGTCGTGACTGAGATGATCCGGCGCTATCTCGGGGATGCGTACGACGACGCGCCGAGCGCGATATGCAACGAGGCCGCGATCCGGGCCGCGGGATGGCTGCACGAGCGGCCAGCGTCCGGGCTCAACGAGTCGTCGGTTGGAGACGTGCGGTTGCGCTACAGCGGGACCATGAGCCCGCTCCGCGCGTCCGGCGCGATGGCGCTACTCAGTCCGTACAAGGTCCGCGGGGCCGGGGTGATCTGACGTGTGGCCGTTCCGCAAGCGTGAGTCCAGCTATACCGAGATCGTGAGCAATGCGATCTGGAGCGCCATCACTGGCACGACGGACGCCAACGCGCTCGCCACGGCTGCGCTTGAGACGTGCGCCGGTATCTACTCCCGCGCGTTCGCGTCGGCGCGCGTGCTGCCAACCGGCGCGGCGTCGGATGCGCTCGGGCCGGACGTGCTCGGCGCCATCGGGCGCGCGCTGGCACGGCGTGGGGAGTGGCTCGCGCTGATAGACGTAGACTCCGCGGGGCGGCTGCGCCTGCTACCGGCCAGCTCGTGGACCGTACAGGGTGACGCTGAGCCCGAGTCGTGGCGCTACCGCGTCTATCTGCCCGGTCCGTCGCGGGCTCGTGAGCGCCGCGTGCCAGCTGAGGGCGTCGTGCATTGCCGCTACGCCTACGAGGCGTCCAGGCCGTGGCGCGGCATGAGCCCGTTGGAGTTCGCCGTCTACACCGGGCGGCTCGCGGGCGGCCTTGAGCAAGGCATGGCCAACGAGGCGGGCAAACCGACGGCCTACGTCGTGCCAACGCCACTGGACGGAAAGAGCCCGGCGCTCGCCGATCTGCGCACGGACATTAAGGGCGCTAAGGGCGGTACGGCGTTCGTTGAGACGTTCCGGGCCGGGCTCGGTGAGGGCATCGCGGCGGCGCCTCAACAGGACTGGACACCGCGGCGGCTCGGGATCAACACCCCGGCGGCCAACGTGACGCTGCGCAACGACGTTGAGGCCGCGATTCTCGGCGCCTACGGGATACACCCGGCGCTCGCTCAGGCCAACAGTGACGGGACGGCGCAGCGTGAGGCGTTCCGGCGTCTCCTACACCTCACGATAGCGCCGCTGGGGCGCATCGTGGCGCATGAGCTGGCCGTCAAGTTGGAGAGTCCGGGGCTGCGCCTCAACTTCACCGCGCTCAACGCCGGTGACGTGTCGGGCCGATCCCGGGCGTACCGCTCACTCATTGGACCGGAGGGCGGCATGGACCCGGAGCGGGCTGAGGAAATCGCGGGGTTTGAGTAGTGGACTCGCTGCTCACGATGCGCGCCAGGGTGAGGCGTGAGCAACGGCGCTCCGGGGAAGTGTACGGCCATAGCAACCGCGCTCCCGTCGAGGTCCATGCGGCGCTCCGCTGCTACGTCTGGCCGTCGCGGACTGAGGAGCGCGAGGATGAGAGCCGGCGCGCGACGGTGACGGCATGGCGGCTCGTTGCGGCGCCGGACGCGGACCTACGCTCGGGTGATCTCGTGACGCTCGTATCCGACACTCAGACCGGCCAGATACCGACGGACCGCGAGCTCGAGATCGAGGGTGAGGTGTTGCGCCGACGCACGCACGCCGACGCAACACTGAGGGACTACCAGCGCCGCTAGTTCGTCGGCGTCGGCGTCGGTACGGTGAGCTCGCCGTTGTGCTGAGCAACCCCGGCCAGTCCGGCGCGGTTGTCTGCCCACTCGTGCCACTGGTCGACGTGATCCGAGTCGTCCGCGTTCCACTCGCGGAATGTCGACGACGCGGCGAGATACGAGGGCAGAGACATAGCCCATACGTGATAGGCCGTCTCGCTCTCCAGGTCCGCGGCGTCGGCGATGGCCGCGGAAACGAGCTTGCCATGCTTGCCGATGGCCGCGGCCTCAGTGGCGGCGGCGGCGGTGATGGCTTTCACCTCAGCGGCGCTCGCTTTCTCGACGGCGCGCGCAAAGTCGCAATCGTTCGTCGGCGGATCGTTCGTCGCGGCGATCCCGAGCGCCGCGGACGCCAGCGCAACCACTCCAACCAGGAACCCTAGCTTTGCTCCTCTCATGGAGCACCTCCAGAAGCCGCGCGGCTTCTCCCGCGTCGGCGGGGTGAACGCTAGGGCGTCATGGCGTGCTCTGGCCACTCGTGGCGCTGTTCTATCGGAAACTGGTAAGAAAACTGGTAGGAGGGCGGCAATCGGGCTGATTCACTCCTAAATCGGCCATTCCAAGGTTCCAGCACCTAGAATCGCACGCAGCCGCGCGCCAGCCCGGTTGTGTTCCGGTTGCGCCTCATAACGGCCTACCGGACGGCTGCCAGAGTATGCCTTGACGCGCCATAGCCCGCCATGCGATAATGAGCCATAAAGTGGTAAGAAAGGGGTAAATGATGATGCGCCGTCCAGTCCGCCTCAATGCAGAGTTCATACGGAAGATAGACCAGGAGGGCCGCTTTGGCGATGGCCGGGGCTCGTTCGGCCTCAGCCTGCTTGTCCAGCTGAGCGGGCGCGGCCTCAACAAGTCGTGGACGCAACGGCTGATCCAGCGCAACGGCAAACAGACCTCAATCGGGCTCGGGGCATGGCCGACAGTCTCACTCGCTGAGGCGCGTGAGGCCGCGGCCTCGAACGCTCTGGCCGTCAAGGCCGGTGATGACGTGCTGGCCGAGCGCCGGGCCCGGAGCATCCCGTCCGACGTTCCGACGTTCGGGACCGCGGCTGAGATCGCCATACAGGGCTACGCTCAGCACTGGAAGGGCGGCGGGCGGACTGCCGACGTATGGCGGGCCATGTTGGAGCGCCACGTCTACCCGGCCATCGGCGGGATGCGCGTCGACGAGATCACCGGCGGCGACGTGTACGACATCCTCAACCCGCTCTGGAGCTCGCATCACGCGATGGCCGTGAAGATCAAGACGGCACTCAATGCCGTGTTCGGCTGGTGTTACACGCACGGATTCGTTGAGGTGAATCCCGTACAGAACCTCAGAGGCCAGCTGAGGGGCGCCGTGAAGGTCCAGCATCACCGCGCGTTGCCGTGGCACGAGGTGGGCGCCGCGCTCGCCAGGGTGGACGCGTCCGGGGCGGCTGAGACGACGAAGCTCGCGTTGAGGTTCCTCGCGCTGACGGCTGCCCGTTCCGGTGAGGTCCGGGCGGCTGAGTGGCACGAGCTGGACGTGGATCTACGATGCTGGGTGATCCCGGCGGACCGCATGAAAACGGGCAAGCCTCACCGCATCCCGTTGTCTGAGGCCGCGTGCGCCGTGCTGAGGCGCGCCGAGCAGCTCACCGGCGGCGTGGGCCTCGTGTTCCCGTCCAGGACTGGCCGGCGAATCAGCGACGGCGCGTTGAGCAAGCTCTTTGCCGAGCTCGCGATCAACTCCGTACCGCATGGGCTCAGGAGCTCGTTCCGGGTATGGGCGGCTGAGGCCGACGTTCCCCGAGAGGTTGCCGAGCACGCGTTGGCGCACGTCGTGGGGCCAGAGAGTGAGCGGGCCTACCAGCGCTCCGACCTGTACCGGCAGAGGTTCGAGGTGATGGAGAGGTGGGCGGCTGCCATCGGGTGAAGGGCAGCGGAGCCGGTGTCGGGCAGACTCCCCGCACTGGAGGAAAACGCGCGCGCGGGGGGGCGTTGCTCGGGGCCTGTTCCGATAGGGGCGGGGAGCCCGGAGCCGGGTTTCCGTAGGTGATTGCGTTCACGCTCATCACGATCCCGTCCAGTCCGGGTTATGCCAGCTATCGGTTGTCCCTCCTTCCTCGTTGCAGCGTATGCCGGGCGGCGCATCCGGCGCCGCGCGGGGGTGGGTGGTTCCTTACCCGGTCCACCCTTCGACTCGGGGGGGCTGTCTGCCCGCTTAAAGCGGGAAACCCCGCCAGCATTACGCGCTACTGGCGGGGCTCCCTGTAGTCGAACCTGATCTCATGCAGCAGCGCGTACTACTGACACGAACAGCGTATCAAACGGCTCTCATTCCCGCAACTGTTATAGTGCTGACAACTGTCAAGGTTTTTACATGACAATCCCCATAACGTGATAACAGTAAGAGTGAAATAGGGGGTTGACGTGCGCCATAATGCGCCATATATTGCTATCAATCGCCATAGGAAAAGGGGGCGCATAATGGAGGCTCAGATCGTGCGGAAGAAAGAGGCGGCGGTGCTGGCCGGGCTCTCAGTGCGGACCATGGAGCGGCTCGTCTCTCGGGGTGAGTTCCCCGCTCCCGTGCGCCTCAGCGAACGTACCAGGGGATGGCGCGTCGCTGAGGTCCGCGAGTGGGCGGCGCAGCTGGAGAAGGTGGTGGCGGCATGAGCGAGACAACGCTTTGCTCATACTGCCATCGTGAGGCCGACGGGCTGCCCGTCGTGGACCCGACGACGCGCAAGGTTCTACCCCGCTGCAAGCCATGCCAGGATGAACACTGGCTCGTTGCGAACGGCTACGATCCGAAGCGCTACAAGCTCATCCGCCTTGACGACGGCGGGCGCGCGATTGCTGAGGATGGCCGCGTGATCTTTACGCAAGGTCCATGGATGCGCGGATGATGGAGTGCTTGTCATGCCGAGAGCTCGGGCGCACACGTCCAGCGGTCATCACTGTTGCGGACAAAGACCGCGGGCGGATTCCCCTGTGCTGGCCGTGCGCCGTAGAGCTCGGGTATCGGCATCCCCTAGACGACAAGCCAACGCTCAACTGAGGGAAAAGGGTGAGCCCGCGGGCCGGTGAGTGGCAGCCGGGCGCGGGCTCAATGGGGAAGAACGAGATCATGGTAGCACACGAGAATTCTTCCAAGACGCCAAGCGTGGAAAATCTGAGACGAAAACCCGGACGGCCACTCAACCCGCTCATACGGGGCATCATGGAATCGACGGGCTGTAGCAGAGCCACGGCATACCGGCTGATGAGGGGTGAGGTTGGACCTAAGCGCATCGCGCTCATAAGGGGCATCATGGCAGCGACAGGCACGGGCCGCTCAAAGGCATACGAGCTCCTCGATTCACTCAACGAGGCTGAGCGTGAGGCCGTCTGGTGGCGCAGTCTCAGCGTCGACGAACGACGGGAGCACATCGCCTCGATACGGCCATACAACGGCGATCCCCGCTCACTCACTGGCACGCAATACCTCTACCGGGCCAACGGCGAGCTCGCCATCGTACACAACGGCGTTGAGTATCCCGTCGACTGGGGCAACGCGGCGTGACGTGCGTCAAGTGCGAAGTGCTGCCCGCCACGGACCACGAGCTCGGGCTATGCGGTCCATGCCGACGCCAACGGGCGCTCGCTCTCCAACCGGGAGGGCAGAGGGCAGTAGGCTTGAGCGCAGTCCAGGAGTGGGCAGCATGGGAGGAAGCACGCTCAACACCTTGCTCGCCGCTCGCCGCATCGCACCGCATCGCACCGCGGAGCACCCTCGGAG